GGAACGCACAAAGCAATCTCACACATCTTAGATCAGGCACACCCCTTTACCAACGGTTTTTGAATTGGCATTAATGCCATTGCCCAGATAGCATCTCTCCCGGGCTGCGCGAATACTCTGTGAGTCTACACTGCTCTAAGTCCTAGAGCTATTTTCATCGCCATCTGGGCATCTGCGCGATGCGCCCTCATGATCGCAGCCATCTTATTCCTCCCGATCACGGATGCGATCGTCTTGCTGGACTTGAACTTGGCCAGCCAGGCTTCTGCGTTGGCGAGCGGGCACGCTTTCCAGGCCATCTGGACTACTGATGCTGAGACTGTGGTGATATCCCCGAATAAGGCTGAGGCGTACGCATCGACATCGAAAGACCTCACCGGGGCCATCACCATCTTCGCTACAGGATTCATAGCAAGAGATGGTGCGACCTCGGCCAGGGCCGTTGCGACTCGGTTAGTCCGCAGCACAGAGTGGCCTGACGCACCCGTCGGGTTCCTAAGGATAGCAGTTGTGGTCCGCTTTGGGAGGGGCATCCTGAGCCTTGAGACGATTGTCGAGGCCATCGTGGGGTATGCGAGGCCAAACGACTGCATGGCGGCAACCCCCTCCGATAGGGACGCTCCTTTTCCCGTCTTGTCGAATCCCCTCATCGACGGGACTCCGAGTCCATAGTACGCGGCTGGAGAGGCTATCATGAGTGCCACCGCGGCCGGGGACGCCACCAGTAACCGGGTATCCCTGCTCGCCCACGTGAGTAGTTCATGGGCTACCAGGGCGTAGCAGAAGAGACCTGCCACGGAACTAGGCAGGCCCGCTTGGACTGCCCCCTGGGCCCCCGCCGAGAGTGTCATCACCCTGTCGGGTAGCGAGTCGTGCTCTTGTTTGGGCTCAGAGGCAATCCTCAAAGCTGCTTTCGTCGCCGACACCTCGTGTGCCCCCGCGTAGTACACTTCGTTCAAGAACACGAACATGCGGTCGCTCGGCATGCATTTCAGTGGATGAAGCACAAACTGGTTGGCTGCGTAAACCTCCTCGGCACAAGCCATGAACTCTGCGAACAGCGGCTCCGCAAGTCGGGCAGGGAACTCCAGGGCGGCAGCTCCGTCGTCTATGTAAGTGAGTAAAGTAGCTGCGATGTCGTCCCTGCCAGTCACCTCTCTCGTGCGGTGGATTGTGGCCGACATGAGCGCCAGATGTACCATTGTCATGGCTTTCCCGTCGTAACCCTCGAAGTTGGCGGTTGGGGACACGTATCCCGCGAACACCCCATGTTTCTGGGCATACACTGAAGAACCCGCCATGGTGTTGTACGCGCTACCAACTGCTTCGTCGTCGTACACCTCAGCCCACAGCGCGCCTGATGCCCGCTGGATCTCAGCAGCCATCCCGGCCGACCAGTTGGACACGTCGAACGAGAAGAACCTCTTTGCGACGCCGGGCTCCGCGGGCTCAGACATCTTCCGCGCCTTTAGCTGCTGCGCCACCGGGGATTTCCCCAGCATGTAGCACGGGTGATGCTTGGCAACGTTGTACACGTTCGCCTCCGTCCAGCTTACCCCCATCCGGTCGATGAGCGTGGCTTCGTAGAACAGTCTCAACGGATCCTTGAAGTTCTCCGGTTTCTGGTCTGATTTGGTTGTCCTCGCATGTTTGCGCTTCAGCGCCGCAATCGCAACAGCCTGCATGGGGTAGTCCATCCCGACGAACCTGCGTAATGCCATGTTCGTGTGGCTCTTTGGGGATATGTCATACGCACTCGTGGGGGGGGCATCGGGTGCTAGCGCGCTATCCTTGAACGTACCTGCTGCATAGTCCGACCTTGCCAACGGTCTCACGCTACCGCGTAGATTCAGCGCGCAGGCCCATCCCGCCACCCGTGGCACCACTTTCCGATCCACCCATGCGTTATACCAGGCAGGAACATTCTGAGGGTCCTTGAGGGTGACCGCGGTCGCTTCGTCCATATGCCTCAGCGCGATGGCCACTTCATCTCTCAGGCACTTCGCGACTAGCTGCGGATCTAAAAGGGGCCTGCCGTGAGCCGAAGCGCCCTTTGGGTTTGGATGCCTGGCCTTCGTGTAGCGACCGTAAAGGGTTGCCGCGCCGAGGGACGTGCTCGCAGGCAGCGCCTTGTGCACTTTCCCAACGTTCACTATACGGCCGACAGTCATTGCCGCCAAGTCGTTGTAGTGCGCAACCGCCCCGCTCTCCGTCGCGAGAGGCATCGCCATTAGCTCTGCCAACGCATCGGCCTTTGCGTCCTGCCGGCCAGCCTTGGCCGCCAAGGCGGCTTTGTATCCCTGCATGTAGGCACGGCATACGTGAACCGACATCTCACGGGGTGCGGCGACGGTTGCCTCCGACATCCTGGCGAATTGTGCAGTCATCCAGTCCAAGTCAGCCTGGGGATCCACCAGGTTCAGGGCCGCTGAAAACACTGTAACGGTCATCATGTTCATGACTGATACAGCGTACTGTTCCAGCCTCTGTATGTCCCCGGTCGGGAGCACCGCTGTCCCATGCTTGGTCCGCATCACCACCCTTGCGCCCCAGAACTCCACCCCCAAGAAGTGGTCTGGCAGCACGCTCCTAGCGGTCCTCCTGGCTTTTAGCACTGCCGATGCCATGTTGCTGGGGTCGGCTGCTGCCAGGGTGGCCACCTTCTTGCATGCTGCCGCATGCCGCGCTGACTTCAGCACTCTCACAGCGTCGACCACCTGCACGTACGGGGCTAGGGCCTCGGAGAACGCTCCCTGAAGGAGCTTTGCCTTGGCTGCAGTCATTACCGGGTCCAACTTATCAGTCACGACGTGTCCGAACATGGTCGCGGCCGCCACTGCCGTTGTCCACTTAGCCACCTTCATCGCGTGAGACGACGGGTTGTCCTTGACCCAATCAGCTATGGCGAGGTACGCAGCGTGGACACCTGGGAGGTCAGTCAGGACATAAGGCTCCATCATCACCCTGAGCACCAGTCCGGTCACTTGGCGTCTTTGTTTGGTGTTGACTCTATCCTTCAGCCCAGCAGAGGCAGCATAGAGTTCCGCGACTTCGGAAACTGGCAGGGACGCCACGCGGCCCCCGGTGATGGTGAAGGCGTCCGAGAACGCTGTCGCCGGTAAGTCGATCGCCGGGACAGATGCCCTGGTCCTATCGCAGAACTCTACCCAAGTGGCCTTGTCCACTGCCGTGGCGGCAGCGGACTCAAGCTCGAACCAAGGGACAGAGTACTTGTAGGTTGTCATAGAGGTTATGAAAGCATGTTCCCCCTTTACAAACTCACTTACTAGTTTGTATGACTCCTTTTGAC